TAAACTTACGACCCCCCCCCGGGGCACCCAGATTCTGCACAGTAGGGGTCCCAGTGTAGTCATGTAGTGTTTGATTTACACTTAAATACGTGCTAAATTCGTTTTCACTTTTAAAAACATAAGTGCAAAAATTTTTTAGAAAAATTTTTCAAATGCTAACACCAGAACAAATAAAAAATTTACCATCAGACACTAAGAAAGAATATCTACGCACGATGCTGTTGTTAGATGAAAAGAAAAAAGACCAAGCGATCCGTGATGATTTTTTAACTTTTGTAAAATATATGTGGCCTGAATTTATAGAAGGCGAACACCATAAAATTATGTCTGATAAATTTAATCGTGTTGCAAATGGTAAACTAAAACGTTTAATAATAAACATGGCACCCAGACACACAAAGTCTGAATTTGCATCAAACTTTTTACCTGCATGGATGATTGGTAATCAACCTGATTTAAAAATAATTCAAGCAACAAACAATGCAGAGTTAGCCGTGCGTTTTGGTCGTAAAGCAAAAACACTCATGGACTCTGAAGAATATAAAAAAATATTTAACACAAGATTACGTGAGGACTCAAAAGCTGCAGGTAAGTGGGAGACAGATCAAGGCGGCGAATATTATGCAGCTGGTGTCGGCGGATCGATAACAGGTCGTGGTGCAGATCTACTTATCATTGACGATCCACACTCGGAACAAGATGCGATGAACATGGCTTCGTATGACAGAGTTTACGAATGGTATACATCAGGACCACGACAACGTTTGCAGCCAGGCGGCAGAATTATTGTGGTGATGACACGATGGAATGTTGCAGACCTAACAGGTAAACTACAAAAAGCACAAAGAGAACCAAAAGCAGATCAATGGGAGGTGATCGAGTTTCCTGCAATCTTACCGTCAGGCAAACCAACATGGCCAGGATATTGGAAACGCGAAGAATTAGAAGCAGTGAAAGCATCTGTAAGTATACAGAAATGGAATGCACAATATCAGCAAAACCCAACAGCGGAGGAGGGTAGTATTATAAAACGTGAGTGGTGGCAAGTGTGGGACAAAGATGAATTACCACCTCTGATGCATGTAATACAATCTTACGATACAGCTTTTATGAAAAAAGAAACTGCAGACTACAGCGCCATTACAACCTGGGGTGTCTTTCAAAAAGACGAGGACAGTCCTCCAATGTTGATCTTAGTTGACATGATAAAGGACAGATACGAGTTCCCAGATTTAAGACGCGTTGCAAAAGAACAGTATGATTATTGGAAACCAGAGTCTGTAATTGTAGAGGCAAAAGCGTCAGGGTTGCCATTAACCTATGAAATGCGCAAATTAGGCATACCTGTTATTAACTTTACACCAAGCAAAGGAAATGATAAACATACTAGAGTAAATGCCGTGGCGCCCTTGTTCGAGTCAGGTATGATTTGGGCACCGGACCGCGAATTTGCTGAAGAGGTTATTGAGGAATGCGCTGCATTCCCACTAGGAGAACACGATGACTTAGTGGACAGCATGACTCAAGCCGTAATGAGATTTAGACAAGGTGGCTTCATAGATCACCCAGACGACTACGAGGATGAGGCGTTGCCACAACAACGAAGGACGTACTATTAATGTCAAAGAAAAAATTAATACAGGGAATAGCATCTTTGTTTAAAGCAAAAGACAAAGACATGCCTGACAACGTACAAAATATATTTAGAAAAAATTTAGAAGATAGTTTTGGTAGAAAAGAAGTTGAAGAAGCCGTTCGTATTCTTGGTTCAAGAAATGACAACCCAGAATTAGCAAAACTTTTTTACAAACCAGGTGAATCATTACAAGATGAAATGGTTAATCTTCTCGAAGCGCGCTACATGGGCAGCACAAGACTACAAGCGCATCCACTTAGTTTTAATAGACGTGGACCAGGCGCCGCGGATCGTTATTTAAAATTAAATGAAACTGGAGAACGGCTCACGGATTTACCAGGCGGACCAGGTGATAAAGCCATGTACGGTAAACATTTTGGTGAGATGAGTAACACACAGTTTAGTGGTAAAAAAGTTTATGATACACCACCAACAGTTTTTGATGAGGGTTCAAAATTAACCGACATGGGTAAAACTATAGAGGGCAGAGCAGTGCAAGATAGTCTTTATGAAAAAACAATAGCAGATATTCCTTTGATAAATAGAATGATGAAAGAAACAGGTAAAAGTGAAACAGAAATTAGAGAGGCCATTGTTGACATGGCTAACGAGGGTTATCAAGCTGGTAGTCCAAAACGTATGAAATTTACTGATGATGATAGCATCAGAGCTTTTGTTTCTAACAAAGAAACAATTCCTGGAGACAAAGAAGACTTTGTAACTGAAATGATGGAGAGACTAGGAGCTGGACCTCAATCTGTACCAGAACCTCAACCTGCAGTGAGAAGAATTTTAGAAAAACAAGGTTTTGCAATGCCTGAACAAACAGGTGATGACATACTTAAAAACATGAAACAAATGGAAGCAGAAACAAAAGCCATGACAGAAATAGCAAAAGCAGAACAAGCTCAGATAGGAGAGGCAATAGATACTTTTTCAAGAATGTTAGATGATGGCGAAGAGCCGTCTGTTGCTTTAGAGTATTTGAAAAACGCAATGAAAAGAACAAAACAAGCAGATGGTGGTCGTATCGGTGCAAAGACAGGTGGACTTATGGCTTTATTAAAAGCTATGGGCATGAAAGCACCAGATAAGATCGCAGACAAAAAACAAATAGAAAATGTAATTAGAGATCCGGACACAGACTTAGAAAGAATTTATAAAGATAACCCTATGACAGGGACAAGAGCTACACCAAAAGATAGAATGACCATTGATGAAATTAGAGACATGATACAGAGAGACCCAAGGTATGATAAACTAACAGCTGCACAAATGGATATGGTCGTGCGAAGAGAAACTATCCGTGCAGACTTTGCATACAACATGGGCGTTAAACCAGAAGAGGTCGGTGATGATATAGTTGATATGTTATTGATGGAGGGGTATGATAGGAGGTTTGGTTTCAAAAAAGGCGGTGGCATTGATGCAGACATACACGAACAATTTAGAACACCTAAACCAAAAAGAAGTAGAGATGTTAGAATGTCTTATGTAAATAAAATGAAATCAGATTTGGAAGGATATATGAAAAATATGAGAATGGGGAAACAACAAGGTGGTTTAATACCACCAGAAAGAGGTCCGATGTCAGAAGGCATGGGAACATTATACAGGAGTAAATAATGGCTATAGAAAAAGACGATCAAATAAAAATGCCAAAAGAGATTTTACCTGAAGAGGTAGAGCTACACGCACAAGACATGAATCCTGATAGTGACATTGACGTGCAGATGATGGAAGATGGTGGAGCTGTGGTTGATTTTGACCCACAAGCAAGTGCCATGCAGGGCGCTATGCAACACAATTCAAACCTAGCAGAATTTTTAGATGATAATGATCTTAATGAAATAGCATCAGAAGTTTTAGAGTCTTACGAAGAATGTGCATCATCAAGAGATGAATGGGAACAGACTTACAAAAAAGGTTTGGACCTTCTTGGTTTTAAATATGAAGACAGAGCAGAACCATTTCAAGGTGCATCTGGTGCAACACACCCTGTGCTTGCAGAGGCTGTAACACAGTTTCAAGCGTTGGCTTACAAAGAACTTATGCCATCAAACGGACCAGTGAGAACACAAATTATAGGATTAGAATCATCAGAAAAAGTTGCACAAGCGCACAGAGTCAAAGAGTTCATGAATTATCAGTTAATGGTAAACATGAAAGAGTATGAGCCAGAGTTTGATCAGATGTTATTTAATTTACCACTATCTGGTTCTACATTTAAAAAAGTTTATTACGATGCAATGTTATCACGTAGTGTTTCTAAGTTTGTGCCTGCAGAAGATTTATACGTGCCATACACATCGACATCACTTGATGATACAGAAACAATTATCCACAAAATAAAAATGACAACCAACGATATTCGTCAACATCAACTTGCGGGTATTTTTAAAACCACTGAAATGGATGACACAGCTACTTACAACAAAGATGATATCGAAGAAGCAAAAAATAAAATGACTGGTGTTGAACCACGAGCAGACGATGTTTGTGTAATCCTTGAGGCACATGTGCACATAGAGGTTCCAGGAGAAGAGGACATTGATCCTAAAACTGGAGAATCAACTGGTGTTAAGTTTCCATACATTGTTACAGTCAAAGAAGACACAGGGGAAGTTTTATCTATTAAACGAAATTGGAACGAAGGAGATATGACTAAAAAACGTCAAGACTACTTTGTTCACTTCAAGTTTCTACCAGGACTCGGGTTTTACGGGTTCGGCCTAATCCACATGATCGGCGGTTTATCACGAACTGCCACAGCCGCACTAAGACAGCTCTTAGACGCCGGCACCTTGTCAAACTTACCGGCCGGATTTAAAATGCGAGGCATCAGAGTCAGAGACGAAGCTCAACCGTTGCAGCCGGGCGAGTTCCGTGACGTTGATGCACCTGGTGG